AAAATGTATTTACTAAGAAATTTTTAAATCACTCTAAAATATATCTAAGATATGCGCAAATATCTCCGGATAGGTTACGCGGAATGTGCCTGTCTAACTCTAATGAATACAATACTTTACGAGGTTGGATTCCTGTTGATGAACTTACAGAGGATGATTTAGTTTTAACTAAAAATGAAGAAACTAATGAATTTGAATATCAGAAACCAACTAGAATTATAAATGAGCCTTATAATGGGAATATTCATATATTTAAAAGTAAGGGATTTAAATTAGAAGTAACTCCAGAACATAGAATGCATATAAATTTTGACGTAAGGGGCGATCATAATTATGCTGATAAATCACTTCCGTTGACATGGCAAACTGACTATAGAGCTAAAAATTTATTAGATAGAAATTTTAAAATGGGGTTGGGCGATGGATTTTATAAAGGAGAATCTCCAAGTTATTTTGAACTTCCTGAGATAGCAACAAATTTAAAAGCCGATGGTACTAAATATGCCGATGGTAAAATTCGTATATATAAATCTATAAAAATTCCAATAAAAGAATTTATGACGTGGTTTGGATGGTGGTTAGCAGAGGGATGGACTGCTAAAAATTCTGTGGCAATTGGCATTGCACAATCTAAAAAATCTAAACATTATAAAGAATTAAAACAATTAATAGAAAGTATATTTCCAGATGCAAGATTAGATAATGAATCTAGATGGATTTTAAATAGTAATTATAGAACATTATATGAATGGTTAAAACCATTAGGAAAAAGCTGGGAAAAATATATTCCAAGAGAGATATTAGAATATACGGATTATTTACCTGATTTATTAGATGCTCTGTATAATGCAGATAAATCTTATAGAAAAAATGCTAATTATAAAAAGAATTTAAGATTAAATACAGCATCAAAAAAATTAGCTGATTCTGTGCAAGAGGCTTGGATTAGATTAGGAAAAATAGCTTCAATTAGAACAAGAAATAGAAATTTTACAAAAAATCCACAGGGTACTATTTCTAAAGCTAGAATCATATATACAGTAGAAGTACGTTCTAAAAATTATATGAATTTTTATTTAAACAGGGATTCATGTTCTGAGACGGTGGAAAATACAGAATATTCAGGAAATATATATTGTGTTACGGTACCTAATGGTAATTTTGTTGTTAGAGATTCTGAAGAAAAATTACCTATAGTAACAGGTAATAGTGTTGATAAATTATACTGGGACGAGTGCCAAGATCAGAATCCTGACAATATACCGATTGTAGAGCAGGCTATGTCAAGATCTATGGTAAAGGAATCGGTATATACAGGGACTCCTAAACGTACAAAAGGTACATTGGCTGAGCTATGGTACAATTCGACAATGTATGAATGGATCCCAAAATGTGAGCACTCTTTACCCCCCTATTCTACGATTTTAATAAAAAATAGAGACATATCGGAATTAATATCTATGTCGGATTTTTATTTTAAATATAAAGACGTAGATTTATTAAAAAATGATATATTTGTGTGGGATGGGGATAGTTGGACTAAAGTGGTTAATACTATTAAAATTGATAGAAAAGAAGATATTTATATTACATCAAATGGAATTAATAGTGTATATACTACTGATTATCATAAAATTCAAAATAATAAATTAGATTTTATAGAAGCTTCTAAATTAAAAGGACGTGATATTAGAACGTCTAAATATCCTAATATAAATGAAAGAACTTTAGATGTATTAACTATAACGACTAATAAAAATGATCATGTAAAGATGTGCGATCACTGTCACCAGCCGTTGGTTAGGAAAAGGGGTTATATAAAAGTCCATCGATTTAAAAATGGTGAAAAAATAAGATATTATAAATGTAAAAACTGTAATAAACATACTAGAAGAAATTTTTATGATAAGAAAACTATAGATTTAAACGGCTGGCTATTAGGCATGTGGGTTTCTGATGGGTTTATTCATGGGAATTATATCGGATGGTCTCAAAAAAGAATTGATGTTTTAGATAAATTAAAAAAAGAATTACAAAAAATAGATTTTAATATAAGAATAGATATAGATAATTCAAAATGTTTTAATTTTAGACTATTTGATAGTGTAGTTGCAAAATATTTTAAAGAAAATTTTGGAAATTCATTTAAAAATAAAAAATTAAGTAGTGAGATGTTAACAAAAGGTAGTATTAAATTTTTATATAAATATTTAGCAGGATTGCTTGATGGGGATGGTACAATATCATCAAATTTAGCTTTAATTAGAATGAGCTCTCAGGAAGCTATAGAACAAGTAGGATATATTTTAGATATATTAAATATTAGATATACTACTAATTATATAGTGAGTCAAAATTTATTTTCAATAGCATTTGAAATAGATGATAAATTAGTAAAAGAATCAGTAAAAGGTAAAAATCAATATTTTAGAAAGCGTTCTATTAAAAAAGAAATATATAAGAAAACTTTTAGTGTTGATAGTATATATGACATTACTACCGAATCGGGGAAATTTGTAAGTGGTGGTGTTATTATTCATAATTGTGGGGAATGGAATTTTATAGATGAAAGAACTATAGGATTAACCGGTCCTATATGTAGCAAGTGTGGTGGAAGTTTAAATACTAAAAAGGGGCAATGGGTCCACACGGGCGTTAAGGGCGCTAAGGCAGTCGGGTTTAGAGTTTCATTACCAATGTTTGCGGATGCACCCTGGGTGGATTGGCAGAGAGATGTAATAGATTATAGAAAGACTCTTACTTCAGATGCAATATTTTTTAATGAAGTTTTAGGACTTGAATATGATACAGGGGTAACTCCTGTTACCATAGCAGATTTAAAAAAGTGTTGCACAGGGGGCCCTATGGTTAAGGAACCTGATAAAACTATGTTATCCGGGCCTAATACTTTAGGGTTAGATTATGGACCTGTAAGTAGTGTTAAATCTAAGACAGTAGTTTCAATAATGCAGCGAAAAGATAATAAAACAAGAGTAATGTATTTAAAAAAATATAAAGGAGCACAGGCCGATTATAGTTTCATTCATAGAGATATACCAAAGCTTTTTAATAAGTGGAATATAAAAGTAATGGGGGCAGATGCTGGTTTGGGTGACGCTCCCAATGCAGAAATTAGAAATAGGATAGGCAATTACAATAGATTAATAGCGTTCAGATATTCCGGGTCACAGAAAGTAAAAGGAAAGTGGAATCAATTATCCAGGGAGTATACTATTAGTAGAAATATGGTTTTAAGTGATTTATTTTCAAGAATAAAAAAACAACAGATGATTTTTCCCAGGTGGGAAGATTTTGAGCCATTTGCAGACGATTTCTTAAACATGGCCGTGGAGTATGATAAAAGTTCATCTAATTATAAATTTGTAAACGATGGTCCTGATGATTCAGTTCATTCTATTGCTTTCGGGGATTTAGCATTACAATTGTTATTAATTCATAAAGAAGCTTGACAAAAATATTTTATTAGTTTATATTATTAATGACTATAAAAATTAACGGAGATAAAAAAAATGAAATACTTTGAAAAAAATGCAGGTGAAGTAAGTGAGCAGTGGGGCGTTGGTATGGGGGGAGTAGGCGCTAGTATGTTGGCTCCAATAGACCCGGCAACAGCTTTACTATCGGGGGGAATTCAAGGTGGGTCTTATTTAGCTGGTAGGTTGAGACGTCCTTTAACTAAAGCAGAATTACGTCATCAAAATGCTGCCGGCCCAAGTAATATAATTTTTAATGGTTTTTTACCGCAGTATAGACTTGGTAGGAGAAACTCCACAACATCGGCAAAAATGCATAACGAGGAATAATGAAATACTTTAATAAGGAAGCCGCATATTTATCTGAAGCTAAAACTCATATAAAAATTGCATCTAATTTTAATTCTACAAAAATGATAGATGTAGTATCAAAAAGAGGCGAAGAGTTAAAGAAAGCTTGGAAAGCTGCTATTACTACAGGTCAGAAAAAATCTGTAAGAGATGCAGCTGACAAATCTTTGAAACAGATGGATCACATGAAAGATATGAGTGTTAGGCGGGCAAAAACTATAAAAGATGTAGCTAAGGCAAAAATAGCTAAAAAGAACGCTAGAACCTTGGAAGCTATACGGCCTCATATAGAGTTAGATTATAAAAATTTAGTTGGAGCATAAAATGAATTTAGACTACCTGGCTAAAGAAGCATCTGCTGATTACATTAATAACAATGTACCATTAAATGACAGCATAGCTAAATTAGCTGAAAATAACGCTTTGAATAGAGAGCAAATAAATAGAGTAACGGAAAGTGCAAATACATCTACGTATTTGTCACTGTTTAAAGCATCAAACGATAAATATGTAGAATTTCCAGTAGCAGACTCTGAGAAGATAGCTAGCATAATTAATTCGGAAGTGGAAGATATAGATACGTTAAGCGACTACGATATTCCACCTGATACACAATTACAAGATATGGAAATATTTCCGATTAGTGAAGGTGCTGATACGCATGAGAAGAACGCCTCCGTTAGTGATACAGAACTTCTTAATGCAATACATAGAATGAAATATGCAGATAAATTAATTACTGAAAAGCTCGGAGAGTACAAATACTCTTTTGAAGAAGAAGCTTTTAAGTTATATAATTTTGTTAAACAAGCCGTCCTTTCAGGAGAGAGCTTTGGGCATATAAAGACTGCTATGTTGCGGCATCTTCCCGGAAATATTACAGAAAAGATAGTAAATGATTTTGAAGATAGATTAAAAAATACTGATAGAATATTTAATTTAGATACTTCTGTTAATGAAAAAGTGGCGGAGATGTCACTTAATGAAGATTCTCCAATATTAAAACAGTTTAATAAAGTTTATAACATTACTACTGAATATGAAAATTGGCTAGAGAAGCAAGCTTCATTATTGGCTAAAAAAAGTCTTTTAAACAAGGCAGGTAAATGGGCTAAGGGGCTTGCAGCTATAGGAGTATTGGGAATAGGAGCCACTGCCGGGTATCAAGCAGGTAAATCTAAAGCATATGAAGAACAATCGGTTTTAAAAAGAAAGCCATCAAATTATACAATGAGGTAAAGATGAAAGATTTAGAATTTATTAAAAAGGATGCATTTAAAAAAGAGCTGGAAAAAGTAGCCAGTAAAGGTCTTTACATGGCTCTGGGGGCAGGTTTGGCTGGGGCTGGTATTGCAGGTGAAATGGCATTGAATAAATATCAAGATAAAAAAATTGCTCAGGAATCAGGGGAGATTTTTGAAGAAATTTATAGAACTACCCCAGAGTTAAGTAAGTTCCCTAAATCAGAAGTTAAACTTTACTTCGATTCTTTGGTACATCACTCTCCAAGAGTAGCAACAGATCCCGTATCTGCTAGATCATTTTTGCTGCAAATGCTGCCATGGAATGAAACTGGCGGAGTTCCGGTTGATAATTTTGTTAATCTTGCTAAAATTACTCAGACAAATGAGTACATGCCTTATAAAGTTAAAGCAGGAATAAATAGTGTATTAGCTGCTAATCCCCTTGCAGCGGCTAGATTAGATTAATAATTATGATTAAATATATAGACATATCTAGTGATGACGATGGCGTTGAAATAAGCGCCATCCATCCAGGTGTTATGATTAAAACTGCAGAGTTCGATCCAGAACTTGCAGATTTTTTATCTAGTATTAAGCCTAACTTAGGCAAATACTATTTACATATAAATGCATTAGGAGCTGGAGAGTATTTTGGGGAAAATAGAAATGGAGATTTTTTCCCGGAAACGGCATTACTAGAATATCATAAAACTTTTGAAACAAATGCTAACTTATATAAGCATCATCAAAATAAGCCGCATTTGGGACATAAAATATATGGGAAAGTTTTATTTTCTTTTTATAATAAAAAAATGCATAGAGTGGAATTAATAGTAGAATTTGATACTGCTACCGCTCCTGAAATTAAAGAGAGAATAGACTCGGGAGAAAATTTAGCTTTCAGTATGGGGGCTAAATTAAAATATGACGAATGTTCTATTTGTGGTAATAAAGCCAAAAATTTAAATGAATATTGTGATCATTTAAAATATCAAATGAGGCGAACATTAGCAGATGGCAGGAAAGTATCTGCTATAAATAGACATCCAAAGTTTTTTGATATTTCTTTCGTAACAATACCAGCAGACAGGACTGCTTATATGTTTTCTAAAGTAGCCTCTGTTAAGGAGGATGGGGAAATAGAAGAAAAAGAATTAGATGTTTTAATGAAAAGTGCCGAGGAAGATTCTATTAAGAAAGCTGAAATAGAGAAAGTAATTCCCGGTGGAAATTTGGAGGGATATTCAGAAGATCCTAAGGGATTAATTTATAATTCTCAACCAAAGATGTCTAGTTCATTAATGGATGATTTATTAAAATTTAAATTAAATAAAGTATTATCTACTTTAGCAGCTTTACATATTATGCCTACTAAAAGAGACTTTCAGACATTAGTATTAAAGTCTTCTAATATGGGCGGTCTAGCAGATAAATTAAATGATAGGAATTTAGTATTTGCTACGCCAAGAGATGTAAAACCTGTATACGTAGATGATGTAAATACAAATCCATGTAATGACGTATTAGAAGTTTTTAGGAATCATGATAACTATTTAAGCCGGGCTCCCCTAACAAAACCTGTAATAAGTATAAGAATTTTAGAGAAGCAGGCGGAGATGGGGAGAGGAAATGATTTTCAAGAAGGTAGTGAGATGGAACAGTTGGGATTACTATCTGAAGTAGAAGTTGATAAGAATTTAACTTTAACAGGCGTTAAAAATCCTTTAGTACCCTTATCCGGGATAGCAGGTTTGTATTATGCACAATCCAGGATGTCAAACATGTATAAAGATGCTGAAGGCTTAAAAGCATTAATGTTAAATAAGCCTTGGCTATTACCACTTTTTGTAGGGGGGGCTTCTTTAGCTACTATAGTGAGTCAACAATATATGAATAAGACAGCAGGCGCCGGGCCGGGAATTTTAGCAAGTTCTATGATATCCGTACCTTTAACTTATTTGTATTCTGGCAGACAGGAAAGTAAAGTTAGAAAAGGGGAGCCTATAAGTTTTTATGGAGATACTGTAAGAAAACATCCTTTTATTATGGGCATAACTCACGGAGTTTTGGCCAGTAAAGCTTTAAATTTAATGGCTAAAACAGCTTCAATATCACAGGCATATTTAGAATTACCGGAAAATAAATTTGATGAAATTTATAATACAATTATAGGAATGTCATAGTAGCAAAAAATAAATTTGACAAAAAAATAAACATTGTTTATATTTAACTTACATTGATTAGAAAATTATAACGGAGGTAACAATTAATGGGAACATTTAATTTAGACGCTTATTTAGGCGAATTGGAAAAAACAGCAGGGGCTGATGTTAAAGTTGTCCCGGAAAATGTTGATAATTCCGAAAGAGAAAAAGTAGCGGCAGCTGTAGAAGAAGGCCAAATAATGGCTCATGCTTTCATGGCTGAACTTGAAAAAGTTGCAGTAGGAGATAGTCCTATACCTTTAGATACCGCTTCTGTAAAAGGTAAAGATGAAATTAACCACGTAGCTACAACTAACATTAAGCAAGACGAAGTAAATAAAGTTAATGCTATTTTATCACAACTTACTGGTCCGGTAAAAGCTGGTGTTGGTGAAATTGCTACACCCGCAGGTGTTGTTGACGTACCAGCGAGACCACCGGTAGATGAACAACCTCTTCCAGCTGATGCTATGAAACAGCAGGAACAGCAGGCCGCCGCTGTAGTCGAAATGAATAAAGCAGCCGCTTCCGACATTCTTACAAATTTATATAATCGTTATTTCGGGGAGGAATAATAATGTCTTTAATTAATACATACAATGAAATGGTAAAAGAAGCAGAAGTTGATGAGTCTGTAAACGAAAGAGTAGAAATTTTAGAAAAATACGCCTCCGCCGCTGAAGAAATGTTAGACGCGGAATACGGTGAAAATTATGATGCTAATGATGTACAAAAATTAGCCGCAGCTTTGATTGATCGCGATTTGGAAGCTGAAGAGGATTATGAAAAAATAGCGGAGTTAGATACTGCTGGCCGAATTATGGCTAGAGCATTTATCGACGAATTAGAAGGTTAAGGGGGTAATAGTGCATAATGCTGAAATAGAATACTTAGAAAAGTATGCCAGTTATGCGGATCAACTTCTTGCCGAAGCTTATGGAACTGATTATAGTGTAGATGATGTAGAAAAACTTGCAGAATCTTTAATTGATCTTGATATGGAAAAAGTTGCTGAAATGGAACGTGTCGCGGAAATCGTAGAGGCTGGACAAATACAAGCTCGCGGTTTTGCTGATGAATTAATTAAAATTGCCGGTCAAAACTTTTTTGAAAAAGTTGCATTAACGCGTATGGGTAAAATTTTGCTAAGTGGCGGTGCTAAAGATATTAAAGATGCTGCCAAAATTATGAAAAAACATGGCAGAAATGTTAGCCCAAAATCGTTAAAAAAATATTTTAATGAAGCCAAGGCCGCTGGCAATGTAAATAAAAGTGTAGCAAAAAAAGGTGTTAAGGGGTCCTCTGGAGTTATAAGCAAAGCTAGAGTTAAAAAAGAAAAATTAGTGAAGGGCTATAACAAGGCTGAAGGTAAATTAAAACCTGGTGAGGAATTTTATCAGAAAAAAGTATATAAATCTGTAGATTTAAAGAAAAACGGTAAGCCAAAGATGAGAGCTAAAGCCGTATCTAGGGGCGAACGTATAGGTAACTTAAAAAATAGTAAAGCTGGGCAGCAATTAGAAAGAAATAGATCTGCAAGCAAGGCTGATCAATTTAGAAAAGAGGATGCCTATAATTATTCTAAAAAGAACGGTACTGATTTTTCTTCTTCTTCTTCTTCTTCTTCTTTTAAAAATTCTACAAATTCCAAAAAGCAAGAAGGTAAATATAATTTTGACAGTTTTAAAAAAGATGTCAAAGGTAATTGGGCAAATTCTAAGAGTTTCGCTAAAAAGAATCCATGGGCAGTTGGAGCTGGCGTAGGCGCCGCGGGTGCAGGTGGATATGCTCTCAATTCTAAATAAATAGAAAGATTAAAATGCTATCAATAAATGACATATTAAATGATAACTATGGAGTCGAAGAGCCAGAAAATTCGCCTGATAGCCCTCAATTTAGCGTATCTGATTTAGAAAAAACTTCAGAGTTTTTGAAAGAGTTAGAACTTATCGAAGATGAAATAAAGGGCTTAGTTAAAACAGCCTGGGAAGCCGGCAGAAGTGGTATAGAGAAAGAAGCAGGAATGATTTCTAATGCCCTTGCCAAAGGTAAAGCTAGAAAAGCTCTAAGAACTGCAGAAACTCATTTATCCGTAGCAGAAGCTATGGGAGAAGTAAAGAAAATTGAAGAGAAAGCTTTAAGAATTAGAGAAGGTAAAGGTGGAGGAATTCATCCCGCAATCTTAGGAATGGCTGGAGGAGCAGCGGTAGCTGGGCCTATTGCGTATAATATGGCTACTGAAAAGAAAAAACAAGAATTAAGTGAAGTAGCTAAAAAGTATTATCAGGCTGGGAGGAATAGTGAAACTGGATAAAGACTTATATAAAACTGCAGAAGACCATTATAATTTTCTGCTAAGCAATTATAAAGATACATTAAATTCCAAAGAGATAGAAAAATTAGCTTTTGCAGTAGTAACGAAAATGGCAGAAGTTGGTACAATTTCTACTCCCGAGGAAGCAATAGAAAAAATAGCTGAATATAGAGAGAAGGGCCTGGAAGATTTAAAAATAATCGAAAAGGCTATTGATCTAGGTCCTGTGGTAAAGACTGCTGAACATGAAAGCGTTAAGCTGGGTTCGCTATCTGATTCTCCATCCGGAGATGGCCAGGACAATTTAACTAGTTTTTTACTCGAAGATATTTAATTAAAAAGGAGTTAACTGAATGTTTAAAATTATTTCAGATTTAAACCTGTGTGAGCGAGTAACTAGAGAGTATAATGGCACCTTGAGTGCTACTGCAACATCCGGAACGTGGGTAACTCTTAACGCGAGTGGGGAATTTGCGGCAACTGGTAGTACTGCTACTGGCCTGTCTTTTCCTATCTGGTCTGAGGGTAACCGGGACGGATCTGCTGGATTTACTCCCGATGTGGAAGCTACAGGTAAAATTACTGTTCTTAATGGTAAATTTAGAGCGGTAACTGATCAAGTAGCTGCTACGTATGTTAGTGCAGGAATTGCTGTAGGGGATGCTTTAGTAAGTAAAGCAGGAGAATTGACGAAGATGACTGCTGGAGAAGAAGCTGCTGTCGTGGGCTATGTAAGCGCCGATTTAGGATCTGTTGAGCACGTAGGTGTAACATTTACTGATTGTATAGAAATTTATTCTAAATAAAAGGGAGTAATTATATTATGGCAGATGTACCTGCAAGTGTAGTAAATCAATTATTCGTGGAGAAATTGGATAATTCTGATGGCCGTGAAAAAATCGCCTCCGAGGGTGCGCAGTTTATTCGTACCAAACTTAGAGAAGTTTCTTTTGCACGCAAAATTCTTCAACCACAGTACGTAACAAAAGCCGATCTTCAGAGATCTTTGAATCATGATGGATTGGTAAAAATAGTAGACATCGAGCCGGATTCGGCAGCGATGGCAATTAACTTTCGTGGCGCAGCTGATACTCGTTATGTTGAAGGCGAGCGTTATGAAATACCGTTTTTCATGATTTCGTCTGACGATTTTCAGAAAACGGAGCAAGAGCTGTTAGCCTATGAAATGCCTATTACAGACGTTATTGACCGTAATAGCGTTAAAGATATTCAGGCAGTAGAAGATGGTGCGTTTATATTTGGTATTGTGGGAAGCTACCAGTGCTGGTGACGCGATTGCCGGGGAATTAATTATTAATGGGTATACATATACTTCTTTGTTTGGTAAAAAATTAATTGTAACTAATAAAAAAGAATATGTACCTCGCGGAACTATCTACGGATTTGCCGCTCAAGAATATCTTGGTAATTCCTATATCATGGAAGACACCAAATTCTGGATAGATAAGAAAAAGAATGTCATAACCTGGTCTGCTTATGAGACTATTGGTATGGGTATTGGTAATATTAAAGCTGTTGCCAAGGTTACCTGGACTGCTTAAAATATTTAATATCTAAAAAAATATGGCCTATAATTAATTTTATAGGCCTTTTTTATTTGTTTTATTATATTTTTATCCGTAAATTAAACCATTATAAATTATAAACCAAAACTATATTATGGAAGAGCAAACAGTACAGTTGAGAGATGTAGTACTAGAGATTTATGGACTTAAAAAGAGAGAGGAGTCTCTAAAAAAAGAATTGGAATCTTTACACCTAGATATTGATAGGAAAGAAAGCTTCCTTTATAATTCTTTGCAGGAGGAAGCAATTCAAACGGCAAGGGAGGCCCGGCTTAAAGAGGGCTCCACTTCTAAAAAGTAAGAGAAAATAACCCGCCATGCGCGGGTTTTTTTGACTTTGCTCCTTTAAATTTCTATATTTAAGTAACATAAAGTCTAGGAATAATTCGTGGCAACAGCATATAAAGATAAGCTAAAAAAAAATAACGTTAATATTGGTGATGGAAAACCATTACAGGATAAGAAATTATCCTTTAATATTGACAAAGACCATCCTGATGAAAACCCTTATATAAAATATGAAGGTTCTACGGAGCGTTTACTATTTTCTGGAACTGGAAATTCCCAAGACGAAATACAAGTAGCTCCTACAATTAAAATTGCTCAGATATTTAATTGTGCAGCTGGAGTACAGGCTGGAGATCTAATAAGGATGTCTTTAACTACTGATAATGCCGTAGTGAAAGTAGTAGATAATTTAAGTATTAACAGAGTAATGGGAGTAGTAGATTTTAAAGCTAATCCTACTGATACTAAATGTAGAGTAGTGATGCATGGTTTTTGTGATTTTATTTATCAGCTAAATTTTACTAGGGGCAAGCCTTTATTTGTGTCTAATACTGGAACTCCTACTAATTTTCCAATATTAAGTGGGCCCGGATATTTACATAAAATAGGTCACGCAGTATCTGTAAATAAAATTTTTGTAGATGTTTCATCAAATAGAGTTAAATTGTTGACAATGTAAAGTTTTTAAATTATATTATGATTATGAAGAAAAGTAGAGATTTGTGGTTTGTAGCATTTATTTTATTGAAGGGGGTAGAATATGACAGTTTAAGTTCTGTAAAAGGGAAAACTGTATTTTCTTTTAATATAGAGGAGGCCGATTGGTATTCTTTAAAAGAAGAATTTTATAAATCATATGATAGTAAATTAAAATGGCAAATTGAAAAATTAAAGGATTTGATGCATTAATGGGAACAAAATCAAAAAAAGTTACACAGGAAACTTTGGAGAGTAATTCTCCAGATAGTAAATTCTTAAAAGAATTAGACCTACTTAAGTTAGAGTTAGAGAATGAGCGAAGAACTACCGCTAGGCTGCGTTGGGAAAAAGCAAGGCTAGAAGTTCAAATACAGCAGTTAGTGGCTAAAGTTCAAGCTTATAAAGTTAGTGAGGAGTCTCGAAGAGCTAAAGAAGTTGAATCTCAATATAGAGGCGCCGTTAGTCGTTATAAGGATCTCGCTAAAGATATCGCAAAGTCTTATAAAATAAAAGAAGACGAATGGGGATTTGATCCCGACAATGGTGAGATTATTTTTAATGAAAAATAATAATAATTAACTTTAACAAAGGAAGGTAATTTAAATGGCAGATCAACGAATTGTGTTTGTAAATGCTGATGCCGATATTGAGGAATTAGATGGGTTAGTGGCTAATGATGCCAACGGCCTATTATCCTATGATAGTCATCCGGCTTTCTCCACAGATACGGAGATTATAGATAAAAAGTATGTGGATGACGCAGTAGCGGCAACGGGAACCGCCGCGGAGTGGCAGGATTCCGCTATAGATATTCTATTAGCACCTCCGGGGACTCCAAATTCCGGTGATAGATATTTGATTGACGGTGTAGGAACTGGAACATGGAGCGGTCACAATAATGACATCGCAGAGTGGGATGGCAGTGCGTGGCAGTATACAACTCCAACTACGGGAACTTATATTTCTGTAGATGATGAGACAGACGGCTTGTATTATTATAATGGTACATCGTGGACTAAACACATGTACGAATCTACTACTGCATCTCTTGGTGTAGAAAAAGTAGGCGTAGATATTAGATTAGACATGTTGGCCGCAGGCGGATTAAAACTTACGGGTAATGAAGTAGGCGTAGAGCCTGATGATTTTGCTGGAGAGGGTATCGTAGACGATGGATCAGATAATTTAGCTATTGACTGGTCAACCGCATTTAACGATGCTAAAGCAGTAAAAGCTTCAGATTTATCTTCTAATTCTAACGCCCTTGGAGCTTCAATAATTGGTATCGAAGATGCCGGTGCATATACAACTGAAACAGATGTTGAGGGAGCCCTCCAAGAAATTTACGGTCTTATGGATAGTACTGTAGGTGGATCTATTTACACTGCCGGGTCTGGTGGGGTAAGTAAAGGTGATTTAGTTTATATCTCTAGCGCCAATACAGTAGCTAAAATACCAATTAATGCAGCACATGTAGCAATAGGTGTGGCTGAAGATGCTGCGGCTTCTGGAGTAGACGTAAAAGTTAGCGCTAACGATAATATTATTACTGGAGTTTTAACTGGCGGAGTTGCCGGAACCAAATATTTTTGGAACGGAACCGGTTGGACTAATACCATGTCTGCCGTCTCTGGAAATTATGTATGGCTTGGCGGAGTAGCTAAAAATGCTACAGATGTTCATGTCGAAGTAGCATTTATTAAACGTAACCGTTAAAACAGTTATAACAACTAAGGTTTTAACAGGCCCCTCTAGTTAATGTCTGGTGGGGCCTTTTTTTATTAAAAGGAAAAAAAATAATGGCAGACAAACAGAAATTGTTATACGTTAATACTGATGCCGATTATGAGGAAACATTTGTCCACGGAGGCTCTATATTTATTGTAGATGTACAGCCAGTGTCCGGCGGAGATAATGTTGATCTTACATATTTATCTGGAACTATTCCTAATAATCATGTAGTGGATACTGTTACTTCTGATACTGATGATATGATAGTATATGTTGAGTTTGATGGCCCCGGGTATGGGTTTACCGGGACAGCTACCGTAAATAATATTACGGTTACCAATATACAGCCATTAGGCACACATACGAGAAGATATTCCGGCCAAGCTACCATAGATATAGGATCAGATACCTCAATTTTAGCGGAGCATTCGGAGGGGCATACTCATGAAGTAACTTATGACTCTTATCCGGAAGGCCCTAAAATAACATTAATTAAATTTATTAATGGATATCCGGGATCACAAACAGAAGTAAAATCTGGCGATACGTTTGATATAGAAGTGACTTTTGATTCAGCCGAAACCGAGCCCTCGCAATTAGATATAGAAAATTACGGAGCCTCTACTGCAGCATCATTTAATAGTACTCAACTAGCTTCTGGCGGATTAGACTGGAGTGGTGGTACTTATAAAACTTCTCTCACTATTACAATAGCAAATAGGGGAACTTCTACTCAATATTTACCTCTTAGGGGTAAAGCTAAAAATTCAAATAATACTTATGGTGATACAGTAGCTACTAATGCTTCTGGAGGAACTACTGATGGGCAACACGTAGTAAAGTTAAATAATACTTACCCATCTATCAGTTTTGGAGCTAAAACATATCCTGCTAGCCAAAGCGCTTTAAAAAACACAGAATCAGCTACAATAGGATTTACTTATTCTAATACTGATACTATTCAATTTAGTTCACCAATATCTGAATTATCAATAACCAACCCAACTAGCTTAGCTTCTACTAAGACAGTTACTAGAACCGGCGGTACCTATAATATATCGACAAATAATTTAAGAGCCGCGGGAAATAGGACAGCTAACAATGCTTCTACCACTATCAATACTATTATTTACATAGCACATGTAGCGGCTACTATTACTGTAACGGAACCATATACTAGATTGAGATCTAGCTCTTCCGGTACTAATTATACAATAACTATTAATTCAAATCAACGTTTAAGAATAGTTCCTACTATGACAGCTCCGGAAGGTACTTTGGGAACCTTTAGTGGAAGCGTACCTGGAACAACATTTACGGCTAGTTTAAATGTATCTGACTCTGATACAAATGGTACATATACCTGGGGTAGTTTATCCGCAAGAAACTTAGCTAATATAGAAACTACTTCTATATCTGGGGACGATCAATATACAATTGGAGGATTTATAAAACGAAGATTAACAGTATCAGCGTATTCGGCTGAAGTTAGTATAGGGACTTATGTTTCAGATACGACTAAATTGGTCTGTACTAACTTATCTGAAGGAGATGAGAACTCTGAAAACTTTTCTTATCAATCTTACAGTAATGATACTACATTAGATCCTAATAATACTACCGGAGTTAATATAAATGATAAGTATACAATTACAGATCCATCTAATAATACTGATAATCATGGTAATATTTGGTTTAATTTAGATAGACCTAATAGGGCTGGCAATACTACTGGTACTATGCAAATTGATATAGAAGAGGAGGTATAGTATGGCCACACCTTTTCAGGAATATGTAAATGCGGAGTTACCTAATAGACAGATAATGTTGCAAGGCACCGTAGATCCTAGAACGGGATCCGGGGTTCCGTCTAATTTAGGAGCTTATTATTATAAAACTAATGATGGTACCAGGTACGAAAAAACTGGAAGCTCAGATACGGCATGGACTTTATTAGGTTCCGCAGGTTCGGCTACTGAAGCAGAAAAAATTATTATTACTAGAAATTGTGCTTCTTCAGCTTCTTCCGGAAATCTTGTATACGAATCTAATTCTATAGCTAATGGAGTAGATGTGTCATCCGGCAATTCTGATGATAGAAATATTGTAGGTATAATAATATCTAAGCCTACATCTACTACTTGTAAAGTTTTATTTGAAGGAACGTATAGCACTTCTCTATCTGGACTTACTAAGAGCGATAAGATATTTTTAAGCTCTTCTGGAGCAGTTACATCTACAGCTCCTACCTCTGATTATGTACAGATTTTAGGAAATGCTATAGACGCGACAGCAATAAATTTCAAGCCATCTCAAATTAAGACTAAAAGAGTTTAACAAAAACTTTACTATTTGCCCATATTTTTGTATATTTAAGTATGAGTAATGTAAAAGTAGCAGTTTTAGAGAGAGACGGAGTTGATTTAGAATACTGGGAGGAGACTGCAGTCAATGAAGATGTGATAGCCTCCCACGGTATTCAATTTTATAATACGGATTTTTCCCCAGGCCCAGGATTATATGGAGGAAGTGTATCTCCATCCATAGAGGGTTTCCCCGCTTTAATAGGCTCACATTATTTCAAAGACGATAATACTACTTGGAAAAAGTTTGGCGTAGCCGACACGGATTGGCAATTAGAAACTCAATCTGTCTCAGCGGGAAGCTTTCCTCAGTGGTATATACCTCCCGGGGTGACAATTACTGTGGAGGATTTTCAACAATATGTAATTCATTTTAGAAATTATTTAATAATATCCGGGACATTGATATTAGGTCTTGGAGCAGATTTGGGGTTTGATTAATGGCAGAAGGCGCAAAGATAGTTTTTAAGAAAGGCGACACACCAGTAGATACTCCTGCGGCAGGTTCTCATTATTTATGGATAGCTACTAATGGAGATATGACTGTAAAGGATGACGCCTCCAATGTAAATAAAGTAGTAGGTGGCAATACGGAAGACGTATCATCTGCTAATTGGGTACTGGACGAAGATACTTTAATATCTAATTCGGATGAAAAGGTTCCCACACAACAGAGTGTAAAGGCTTATGTAGACGCTATTACAATTTCTAATCCAGGAGACATTACTTACAATACGGATAGTGACGTTTCGGGTAATAATTGGGTATTAAATGAAAATGATCTTCATTCAGCTTCCACTACTAAGTTAGCTACTCAGGGAAGTATTAAAGCTTATATAGATGCAAGCGTAGCATCCAATCAGTCGGATATAACTTACAATACGGATGTAGATATATCCAGTAATGCGTGGGTATTAAATGAAAATAACTTAGTCTCCAACTCTTCTATTAAAGTTCCAACACAGAGTAGTGTAAAAGCTTACGTAGATAGTAGTGTCATTATTAATCAGGGAGATGTCACTTATAACACGGATATGGATGTTTCAAGTAATGCGTGGGTATTAAATGAAAATACTTTAATATCTAACTCTAGTAGCAAGCTGGCTACTCAAAGTAGCATTAAAGCTTATGTAGATGTTAATGTAGCGTCTGATCAATCAGATATAACTTATAATACAGATGCAGATATATCCGGAAATGCCTGGATACTTGATGAAGATAATTTGATATCTGATTCAGATATCAAAGTACCTACTCAGCAAAGTGTAAAAGCTTACGTAGATAATAATGCAGTAGCTAACCCGGGAGACATTACTTATAATACGGATACTGATATATCTAGTAATGATTGGGTATTAGATGAAGATAGTATGACGTCTAATTCTAATAAAAAACTAGCTACTCAGCAGAGTATAAAGGCTTACGTAGACGCCAATTCCGGGGGTTCAAGTCAATTTATACAAGTGCAAGATGTGAAATCACATAATACTCAGGGTGGGACATTTACCAGGTATGCTAAAAGAACTAGAACATTGAATACAGTAGTTTCTAATAATATTACAGGGGCATCTCTGTCAAGTAATCGAGTTAATTTACCTGCCGGCACTTATTATTGTGAAGGATTAGCTACAACATTTAAAGTTAATTATCACAGACTTTATATAGAAGATGTGACTAACTCCACTACTCTTCTAGAGGGGTGTTCTAGATATTCCAATACTGCTGTAAATGATTTGGCCAATGTTTCCGGAAGATTTACCCTAACGGGCGCGGCATCTATTGAACTGCAGCATTATTGTACTAGAACTAATAATAGTAATGGATTTGGCAGAGCAGCTAGCGATATGGATGGAAATGAAAGATACGTAGATTTTAAAATATGGAAGGTGAGTTAATAATGGATATAGCTTTAACTATAGATAATTTATTACCAGCAGCTACTTATACTGGTACTTTTACAGATAATACAGAGGCAGAATATGATGCTTTGGATTGGACAGATGCTAGGGAAAAGCCCGCATGGTCTGCCATAGTATCTAAAGATACTGTACTTCAATTAGAGATAGCGAAGGATGAACAAAAAGAGCTTATTAGAGAAAATTTCTATGTAGATACTTTAAAGCAAGTACAGGTTGAAGACGAGAATGGAGTAGATACTTGGTGGAACGGCGGGTTTGATTCTGCCGTAAGACTAGACGCTGCTTTAAGATTAACCCAGAAAATACCAGGATACACAACTTGTGTAATTCATGATTATTTTAATGAGTCTCATACTTATACTTTTTCCGGAGTAGATATAATTACCGTTGCAATAGGGGCATCTTTTCAATATAAATTTGGGAGAAAAGAAGCATTGCTGGTCGCTATTGATAGCGCTTCGGGTATAGAGGATGTACAAAATATTGTATGGTAGGGTACAAGGATCAAAAAGTTCTCTTAAATATCCAGTTGTCTGGCGGAGAGGACGACTTATATCCTCAGGCTACTGTGGTTAGATCGGATAATACTGTGCTGGGAGTGTATGACTTAGATCATACTATTGATGGTATGTATACAAATTATATTAATCCGGTGGACGTAGGCTCTTATGTAATATCTTTTAAAATATATACAGATGCCGCCCACACTGTAGAGTCATATTTTTATGCCGATAGAGTTGGGGAACATCTATCCGTAGAATCGGGCGAGTCTAACACCGAAGAATTAATAATGTTAGCCAAGAACGATAATAAATTAGATCCTGGTACTAATACTCTTATTATTTATGAAGATGATGGTATTACTCCTGCAGTCACTTATGATTTATTTGACGTTAATGGTATTCCGGCAGTTAATAATGTTTATTATAGAAAGAAGCAACCTTAATGCAAATGTTTATTACTCGCGGTCTTGGAATGACTACCGCATACGTTGATACAGTTATTGTTGCTGGGGTTCAGGTGGACATAGATAATAGGGACGATATAACAGGTGATATAGATGCATCCTCTAATTATAAAGTTGCAACTAGTGGGAAAACTGCTTATAAAACTTCTATAACTAAGAAGTCTAAACATAAAGTATCAGTAAAGACAAAAGGAATAGTATAATGGCGTTTGATGTAAGTATTTATCAAAATAATAATAAAGATTTAGAAGTAACAGTTACAGATGAAAATGATAATGTGGTAAATTTGACAGGAGCACAATTAGAATTTAAAGTGGTTGACTGGAGAAATAATGAGTTAATTAGTAAAATGTCTACGGCAGGGCCTACGCAAATAGAAATAACAGATCCTCCGGCTGGGAAAGCTACCATTTATTTAGAACCGACGGACACGGAAAATATACCTCCAGGAACTTACGCATGCTATATGGATTTAATAACCGCTACCAATAAGAGATACACAGTAGATACCGGGGATTTTAAAATATTTGCTGCGGCAGGCTCTTATCAATTAGTTATTAATAAGATAAGGAATTTAATATCTGATAAAGAAGAGTTAAATGTATTAACCAATGAAGAGGAATCTACCGATGAACGTATGATGGATTATATAGAAAAATCCATAGATTATTTTAATACGGCAGGATATACAACTTCCTTTACTATAAAAGATTTTCCGAATCTTGGAAATTTAATTGATGGAACTATTATACAAATATTAATAGGTGAAGGAATATTATCTGCCAGGAATCTATTAACTTATAATGATTCCGGAGGAGTTCAGGTATCTGATTTTGATAAATATGGAAGATATGTTAATTGGTACAATGTATTGATTGCTAAATATACACAGCAAGTTATGGAAATAAAACGGTCCATGAATGTAGAAGCAGCTTACGGAAATATAGATTCAGAATTTAGTGAAGTCTGGTATAACTAATGTTAGAATTAATAAATGTTTTTATTGACACCTTAGACATAGATGCTTTAGATATCCACTGGGAAGTTAGAAATACCGGGGAGCAAATATCTAATTATAGTATGGATTTATATAGATCTGAAGCTCCGGTAGCTATAACTGAATTTGAGTATGTAGCTTCCGACATTGACTTAGCCTCGGGCATATATACCGATAATACCCTTAGTAGGATGTCTTATTCTATTAACAGAAATATTTATTATTACTTGAAAGTAATAGAAACTTCTTCCGGTATAAATAAGAATTACGGTCCGTATTACATGACCACAACTCCGGATTATGCTGCTATAGAAATAATAAGGAGAAAAAACATAGTTCTAACAAATCCAAGGTATGGAGCTAGAACTTTTAAAATTTTAAAAAGAAGAACATGGGGAGATTACTGTTCCAGGTGTTTTGACCCTATAACTCAGCGATCTCAAGATCCCAGCTGTACTACCTGCTACGGTACCGGGATTGAAGGTGGTTATTTTGATTCTATAACTCTTAAAGGATATAGATCTCAAAGATCTTATAGGAGTCTGTTAAATTTATTTGGAGTTTTTGAAGATACGGACGTTTCATTTGTAATGCAGGGACATCCTTTATTAAATGTAAATGATACTTTAGTAGATGAATTAAACACAAGATATAAAATATTAGATCCTGTAAGGCATACTGAAAAAGGTATGTATGTTTTAGAACAGCAGGTTAGGGCTGATATTATACCAACTTCAGATATTATATATAAATTAGATGTATAGGAGAAAAATTTATGCATTGGGCACAATTTGTATTCGGATTAATTTTAATATTTTCGTTCGAAAGACTTAGAGAAATAACTAATTTTTCAGGATGGTTTAAAGCGAGTTACTTTTCTAAAGTTTCGGATTATTTAATTAAACGTAGGAAGAGGAGTAAGTTTTTACAAAGCCATTTAACAGATTATATGATAGATAGAATATATAAATGGTTCGAAAGTAAGGCTATTAATAAAGTTAAGTATGTTGTAGTGTTTCATTTTAAAATTCCCACACATCCTATTATGTATGATGCTTATCACTTTTTTAAAAATATGCTAGTGATTTCAGCAGTAGTTGTATTTGGGTGGGAACTAGGAATTTGGTGGATATTGGTTGGATTAGTACTAAGTTGGTTAATACAAGAAAAGGTAATATTAAGATATGTTTGCCCCGGGCTTACCGTCAAAAAAATTAAAAAGTAGTTTTCCTTCTTTAAAGGATAAGCGGTTGCCGTTTGTTATACAAAAACATAATGCAGACCGCGCAGGATTGCATTACGATTTTCGTATATCAGATGGCAGCATAGCCTATTCTTGGGCTACGAGGAAAGGTCTACCTTCAACAGGTGTAAAACATTTATTTGTAAGGCAGCCGGATCATACCCCAGAATATATGTCTTTCCAAGGACAGATATCTGACGGCTATGGTAAAGGTAAAGTTAGTACTTTTAAATCCGGAAATGTGCATATATTAGAATCATCTACCAGCAAAATTAAATTTAACATATACAATGGACAAGGGGTGGATCAATATATACTAATAAATACAGGGTCTGATAACTGGCTTTGTATTAATATAACTCCTACCTTAAATAACAGAAGTTTAATACCTACAAAAAAAGTTAAGTATAAAGAGGGTAATGTTAATAATTTAGAATTTAATAATTCTATGGTGTTATCTCCTAAAATAGATGGAAGCGCTTCTTTATTTGTTTTAAAAAAAGAAAGACCAATTGAAGTTTTTTCATATAGAAAATCTAAACGTGGTCCGGAACTAATAAACAGGACATATAAATATCCATATTTATATAACAGAAAAGTACCAAAAGAGTTAGATAATACTACTCTGTGGGGGGAGTCATTTGTAGTAGACAGCTCTAATAAGCCTTTGCCCTATCGTAAAGTTTCCGGGCTTTTAAATATGAATACAGATAAAGCAGTAAAATTAGTTAATAAAAGAAATTATAAATTTGATAACATTATTTATAATATAAATACTTTTAAAGGTAAAAAATTCATAGATGAAAATTATGGTAATAAGCTAAAGAAATTAAGAGAAATTAATACTCTAATACCAGAATTAAAATTACCAGAATTAGCAGTTACTGAAAAAGAAAAAAGATTATTATTTGAATCAATAAAAAGAAATAAAAATATAACTACCGGCGAGGGTTTAGTTGGATATAATATTTATAGCTCTAAGCCAATAAAGTTTAAGTTTAAAAAAGATACAGAACTATATATTAATGGATTTGAAGAGGGTAGGGGGCGCCTAAAAGGTACTCTTGGTAAAATATATGGTGTGGAAGATTCTCAAGGCTCTGGTCCTATTATTGCAGTGGGCAGTGGCTTTACTGATAAGGAGAGAAGGGATATTTGGGCTGATAAGAAATCTTATATGGGATTGCCGGCAAAAATACAATATCAGGAAAGATTGCCTAGCGGTAAATTAAGAACTCCAATATATAAGGGGATAAGAAGAAATTGGATATAAATAATTTGACTATTGATAGGAGTTTGATTATATTTTGATTAGGCCAACTATATACAGAAAAGAAGAGGGGTCGGTAGGGGGAAAAATAGTAGAGATGATCTCTAGTAAGTTAGAGAGATTAGATGCGTCTTTAATAGTTAAGCAGGTAAATGAAAATGAGATAACTATTTCTACTAAAAATAAAGATAACTCTATAAAATTTAGGGATTTAATAATACAGAAAATTAATAGTCTATGAGCTACTCTATAGCCGTTAAACATATATTTTTATCATTTTTGCAGGAGTTATTTTCTGAAAATGATTTTTTAACTTGGAGTTTAGATCCTAGATTAACTAAAATTTTTATAGGTGATGAATATTTTATTAGTAACCCAATAATAGAAAAATATCCATCAGTAATTTTAAAGAGATCGTCGTTTAGGTGGGGAATGCACTCCATAGATCAAAGAATGGAGCTTGATTTAGCCACTAATAATAAAAAGTTTTCAGATGTCTTTTATGGTAACATAGTATATAACGTGTTAACCACGTCACAGCAAAGTTCAGAAAGATTAGCAGATTATATATTTTCTAACCTTACTGCACATAGAGATCAATTTAGACCTAAAGGCATTATGAAATTTACTGGGATATCAGTAGGAGAACAGGTATCTATTAAAGGTCCTACGGATGTAGAGTTAATTAATGTTCCAATAAGTATTGGGTATGCTTTTAATAAAGAGTTATCTAATATTACTGATTTACATGATATAAGAATTTCTGCAGTAGGAAAAGGTTTTACAGGGCACGAGGCCAGCGGCGAGTTTCAATCTGGATATTTTGTATATAATAATGATTATACTGTTAGCGGGCAAGATATAATATTTACAAACGCTCCTTCGGGAGTAGAATTAGTTATTAAATATATAGGAAGCCTAACGTTACAAGAATATGAAGAATCTTTAGACTGTACTAATGGGTGTTCTAATATTTATACGTTGCATGAAGTTCCTAGATGGCATTTTGAATTATTGTCTGGCATTGAAATTTATTCTGGTGTGGAAACTCAATCAGGAATAGAGACGGCGGAGGGAGATCCTTGGATACTAGTTTAATAAAATACGCTTCTTTTTTAAATGAATTAGAAAAGACAGCGGGTATTCGTAGTTCAATTTTTAAAAAATTAGTAAATAAGTTTCCAAAATTATTAGACTTTGGTAATAAATTTAAAAGTTATGCTAAAGCCGGGGCATCCTCCGAGCGCGCTTTTGCCCCTAAATTCTTTAATAAAGGGACGGTTGCAAGCGCTGGTAAAGATGCTATGAAAGGTGAGCTGGGAAAAATAACACATAAGCCGACGTTAGGTTTTAAGCCTAAGGAAGCTATTGGCTTTAGAGAAGTTACACCAAATGCAAATCATGGACTAAAGTGGTATCAAAAGAACCCCGGGGAATGGGGTAAGTCTGTATTAAAGAGTCAGGCTGATAGATTTGATTATGCAAAAAAACATGGAATATTTAAGACAATTGGAAAACAGATATCAGAAGCTCGTCATTATACTAAAGAGTTTAAAGGAGCAGATGGTAAATTATACCAGGGAAAATTTAAAAGATCGGTTGCTGGCCAGGCTCTCGGAGTAGCAGGTGGAACCGGAGTAGCCTTCGGCGGTCTTGAATATATGAATAAAGAAGATGAACAAGGAAATCCGCTTACTAAGGGGAAGCGCGCATTAAACGCGGCAGCAGAAGTAGGAAAATGGACTGTTGCAGAACCTCTTATGATGGCAAAAATGACACTATATGATCTACCAAAAATGGGATTAGATTTAATAAAGCCTAAAAAAAGTAACAATAGTGGGTTTTAATATATAAAAAAAATTAATATAGGAGTTTAAAAATGGCATACGTAAAACCAGGAGTAGAGGTAAAGCAAGAACAAGTAACAGTATCGCCTAATTTAACTGCGCCAGATTTAGTGGCGAGTTTAATAGGTAAGCCATTTTACGTAGAGGAAGTTGATGATTATGCTTATGGATCTTACGATGATTCGGAAACAACGGTTGATTATGCAGGATTACTCAGCGGCAGCGAAGTACATACAGATAGTGTGTATGTAGATTTAGTTGTCTCCTCTGGGGCTAAAGCTGGTACGGTGTACCACTTAAGTTCTTCCGATTTTACCGCCGGCGATGCTCACGTAGTTATAGATGCTTCGTTAAACAGTACTTATGACGGCGTAAGTGATTCGGTAGTTAAAATGGGTTATAGAGCTATAAGAACAGATTTAGAAAAAATTATTTATCTGGAATCTGTGGAAGATATTGAAGAAGAAATTGGTAAAATAAGTACTCTTAATCCTTTAGGATTGGGATCCTTTATTGCACTAAGTAATGCGGGAAATAATGTAATAGCATG